CTCCTTTGTTGCGGGATTTAGAAGAAGTAGCCGAAACTACCTTTTGACTTCCCCCCGTTTGCTTCGTTTGCCCCACTTTATGAGGAAACTCTGCTGCAATTCGTTTATCAAGCTCACTATAGTACTCATCAGTGGTCGGGTCAAACCCTTCATCCTCTACTAATCGTCTATGAATGCCAAATGATGCATATGTCATAACTTCATCTTGTCCAAACCACTCATTTTTAGCTGCCCAAGCCTCTGCTTTAGGATCAGGCTTAGGATTTTGAGCTTGTTGAGGTGGTTGAGGGGGTATTGGTTGAGGTTGATTCGGAACAATTGGCTGTTGATTTGGTTGTTCTTCTGTTTTTTCAACTTTTGGCTTGGCTATTTTAGATTTTTCAACCGTAACTGCCGCTAAATTTGCCTGTGCTTCCACAATTTTGTCCGCATCACCTGATTCATTAGCATCTTTCAAGGCTCTTTTAGCAGATTCTAACTGAGATTGTACTCTGGTGTTAAATTCTTCTAAATAACCTTTATCTAAATTATCTAATCTGGTTTTTAAATTTTCGTTTTCTTTTTTAACGCTCTCTGCAAACTGAATAGCACTTTCCTTTTGACGTTCTTCTTCACGCATCTTGCGTGTTAATTTGTCTATTCTGTTTTTTACATTAGAACTGTAATCCTCTAATTCGTCAGATTTTTTAGCTTCGACCTCTTCTTCTACTTTTTCTACATTGTCTTCGTTTTTTTCTTCTTTAAGTTCTACTTCAACTTCATTTTCATCTGGTTTTTGTATTTTTTCTTCTTCTTGCATGATTCTTTATCTCCATGAGTTTTGCTATCCTTTCTGGTTAAATATGTTTGATATCATCTGGTTCTAATATAGTAGCGATTACTTCATCATCATTTATAATTCTCACTTCACCACCGTCTATTTTAAAACGAGATCCTGCGTAACGGCCAATGCAAACCCATTGACCTTCTTTGCACCAAGAAGCTTCTCCTGGCCCAAACTTGTTTGGATCTTTGTAAGCCAAAGGTCCAATTTTTAAAACATAAGCCACCACAGTTGCTAGTTGCTCACGTTCTCTGACAGTGTCAGGAATGTATAATCCTGCATCTGTAGTTGCTTTGCCCATGTATGGCATTACCAATATTCTCCAACCAGTGGGTTGTGGTAATCTTTCCTTTAAATTTTTTTTGATTAAACTAGGGTCAAGAACTTTTGTATCTTTTGGTTGATACAAATTTTCAATATTTACCTGTTTTTCTTTCTTTCCTTTTCTGGCTACATGTTCTGGCACATAAAGTGTTTTAGTCAAAGTTTTCCTCCTTACTTTCTAATTGATCCTTTATTTCTCTTTCTGCAACTTGGAGACCTTTTAGTTCTCCAACAACCTGTTTATATTCTTCCATCGTTTTAAAGGAACCGCCTGTAAGTGAGTCCTTTGTTAATTCTATGCGTTGCTGTATTTTTTTTAAAATAGCATACGCAAAGTTTGTAGAGTCCATTAATAAACTCCAGAAAACTTTCTTCCTTTTACTTGAACAGGAGGAGTTCCCTTAAATTCCTGGTTTCTCACTTGCCTGTTCATTTCTACTTTTATATCCTTTGGGCCAGGTGTAATTTTTTCTACTGAAGATGTTTCACGTGAAACATTCGCTCCAATAATAATGGTCATACTTCCACCACCTGCAAAAGCTCCTCTACCTTTAAGAATATCTGCGTATGTTGTTTTACCATCACCTGTTAAGTCTGGAAATTTTTTAGCCATGCTAGATCCTCCTTTGTTAAATCCTTCTGCATCATTCATTTGTCTGCCTTTTTCTAAAAGCTCATCTGCTTTATTTTTTGATACACCCATTTGTTTTGCCATCTGAGTTCTCATTCCACCTCTTCTTACCATTTTCTACAACTCCAATATCTCGCGGTTAATTTAGAAGGAGGAGCGGTATCACACTTGTGTCTCGCTCTGAAACTTTTTCTTCTCTTAGGTATGTTGACTTTTATCTTCATATTTGGGTCACCATATCGTATTAACCTTACTTTGTCACCTACTTTAGCAAGCACAGCAAATTTTTTCTTTTTGCCCGGAGTTCTTTTTGGTTTGTTATAACCAGAAAATTTTTCTCCTCTGTAGTTTACTGCCATTAAAAAGTTCCTTTAAATCCACCTTTGCTCATTTTTACTTTTACACTTCCACCCATATTGTAACTCATTTCTTTTTTGTATTGTGAAGTTACAGTTGGTTTTTGTTTTCTTCCAAAAGTTTCTTTTAATTTTGCTCTTTTTTCCTCTTGTTTTTTAGTAGGAAATATTTTTTTAGTCATAATTCTTTTTAATAAACTTGGTTTGTCTTTAGCTACAGGTGTTTTAGTTTTAGTCTTAGTATCAGTCTTTTCACCTTTTGCTTTTTCTCTTAACTTTCTATTTATTTCTGTAGCAGATGTTGCCGCAGCAGTTCCTGCCACAGTTTTTACTGCACCTGCTCCAACAGATGTAGATGGTTTATTTTTTTTCTTATCAGCTTTTAATTCTTCTTTTGTTGGCTTGCGTTTTATAAAAGGTTTTTCAGGTTTAATAACGGGTATAGTTTTTTTAGTATCTTTTCTTCTTGTCTTACCCTGCATTTTATTTAAGTAATCTCTTAATGTTAAATCAGGATTATTTTCTCTTTTTCTAAATGCTATTAAATCTGTTTTGGAAACAGCAGCTTTTTTCTTGCCATCTTTTCCTTTGTAAAACATTAAATTGTTTGCTTTAGCATCTGCTAAACTTTTTCCTACTCTATCTCTTTGTGCAAATTGAAATTTTGCTGAACTCATATTACTTCCACCTTTATCAAATCTTTTAATTATTGATTGTGCTTTTTTTCTGTCTTTTTCTGGTAGTCTGCTATCTAATAATATTTTTTTTAAATTTTTAGCAATCTCGTCTGCTTTTTTTGTATCTTCGCTCGTATTACTTCCTCCTTTATCAAATTTTTTACCTTGTGGAGCTAACCCACTTTTTTTTGTTTTTTTGTTACTCATTACGAGCCTCCTTTATTTATTTTCAAAACGTTCACGATTAACTTGTGCTCTTAATTGAGCTATATCTTCAGAAGATTGGATCCTGTCTTTTGCAATATCCTGTCTGCCATCTTCTCTGTTCTCTTCGAACTGCATTCTAGCATCAAACTCCATAGCTTTTCTTTGCATATCCATTGCCTGAATGTTTAACTCTTTCTCTCTTAAAGCAACGAGAGGATCGGGACCTTGTTGTGGAGGAGCAAAAAGAGCCAGTACTTCCTCAGTATATTGAGATATGTACTGAGCAACTTTTGCTTCACCATCAACCATAGGTTCGGGTTGGCCAGCTTGCTGTGCCTGCTGTGCCATTGTCATAGCTTCCATCATTGCAACACCTCTTGCCTTAAAAGCAATATGCTCACAAATGTGAGCCAAAAGCAAGGCAAAAATCTGTGGACTGCTCGCAACAACAGGTGTTTTCATAAAACTTATGTGAGATGCCATATGTGCATCGTGATCTTGTTCTTGAAACGCTTGAATGTTTTGACCTGCAATCGCTCTTGCATTTTCTATAGCAGGATCAGTAGGCTGTGGGGGTTGAGGAGGAGGCAGAATTGCCTCAATGTTTTGCACGCCCACAGCCTCGTACATTCTTTTATATGCTTCATACAAGTTATGTATTCCTGGATTAGACTGAGCTAGTTGTAACTGAGTTTGCGCTAATGCCATTCTTTGAGCTGTAGAAAATATATTAGGATCGGATACAGGTATTACATCTACTCGGTCATCAAAATCCATTTGTTTTATCATCGCTTCTGCACCAAAAACATTATACGGATAACTCGGTGGAAGAGACTCACCAAATACTTTTGCTAACATTCTAAACTCTTGTTTTTGCGCATAGTGCATTCTTTTGTGGATCGCAGACATCACTCTTGAGCCACGCTCAAGTAACGCAATCGTTGTACCCACTGCGGCATTTTGTTTGTTCTCGCCTACCTGCATATCTGCAATCGCTGCAAATCTTTGACCTGCTTGTACCACAAATCCTAAAAGTTGCATCAATGTAGCACTCGGCTCTTTGTAAGGTAGAGGTAGAATACTTTCTTTTAATGCTCCGCCAGGAACATCAATATCTCTAAACTCTCCGGGCGAAAGTGGTTCGTCAGAGTCTCGTATTCGTATACCTCTTGCTTTAAATCCAGCAGGTAAATTAGCTAGAGTACCTGCATCAATTAACTGTCGTAATATAGAAGTGGCAGATCGTCCAAGTCCACCAATCATATGTAATAATCCAAAACCGTAAAACCCAAGTCCTGGTAAAAATTTATAATGTGAAAAGTATTGGAGCTTCTTAAAATATTCATCGCCCTCTTTGTAGTTTCTACGGATCGATAACACCTGACCACTTTCTAAGTCTAGTATAATAATATAAGGAAGTTTAATTCCTGTTGGCTCTCCATCAATCGGACTTTTATGTTCAAACCCTTCAAGGTCTAAACTAGTATGTACTTCTAACAAGGTGTAATCTTCATCGCTTCCGTTTTTCTCTACACCACTAATTTCTCTTTCTTTATTCTTTACTTCATCTTCTTCAGAATATGGTTGTAACTCTACATCTCTATAAAAACCTGTCGCCTGATGAATTTTTATCTCGTTACCAGAAACACGTAACACATGTGTTACTCTCGTAGCAGAATATAAATCTGTCGCATTGTACGGTACCACTAAATCATCGGCAGGTACAAAACGAGATACGGCTCTGTCGAGTGTCTCATCAAAATATACTTTTTTAAACGCACTACCTGACAACGGTAGATAAAATAATAATCGGTCTAATTCAGGATCGTACTCTTCCATAACATGTACGATCTGATAATTCATAAAGTCCTGCACTCTTTGTGACTGGCTTTCTACTTCAGAAGTTGCCGCACCTAAAATCTGTGTTCGCACTGGCCCACCTGATGGTAGCAGTTCTTTATACGCTTGTGCTTGAAACTGTGTTACGGCTTCAGATATTAATGGGTGTGTTACACCAGAGGAACCACGAAATGGCTCTTCTCTTTCTTCATACTTAATACC